CCGACAAGGCTCTACTGTGAAGTTCTGTGACCGAGCATAAACATTCGCAGTTTATCTTCTGACGTGTACGAAAAATTAAAAATATCAAAATTTTCAATAGGTACATTAATTGTTTTAAAATTGTACGAGTGGCGAAGGCCACTGATGCATGACAGTATCGAGTAGGCGTACGACTTGAGGTCTTTGACTTCACGTCTGTGCCATGTATCAATGTCTAGACAAACAGTTTCTTCAAAATTCTTTCCTATGAAGGGGGCACCAGGAACTTTTTCTTGTGTCCCACCATCGATATAGTTCCATTCACCAATTTTGACAGAACTCATGAGGAATGGCACAGCGATGGATGCGGTGACCGCCTGACAGACGCTCATGTCTGGGTGCGAGTCGACCGAGAAATAGACAGTCCTTTGAAGGTCGACACAAAAGGCGGAGACGTGTAGCTTCACTGGGTTGTGCTCGTACAGCTCCCGGAAGGTGACATCATCTTTTTTTAAAAATTTTTTACATGTTTTTTTGATGGTGGCTTCGAGTTTGACTGTCGGCACCAACCCAAATTTTGTAAAAAAGTTTTTAATATTTGGTTTCATAAGCTGTTTCACGGGAATCTTGATAGAGTGATCCAGTATGGCCTGGATGTCACCCTTGGTCGCGAGAAACAGGAACAGGAGGAGGGCGCCGGCGCTCGCCCCACTCACTTCCTCAAGGTTAGTAGTTTTTAGTCGACTAAGAACTCCTAAATAGATAAAGTATCCCATGGCACCAGGGCCAATCGCGAGATATTTCATCTTCTAGTAGTACTTTGCAAAAAGGGTACGCATAATAGCGAACACGATGGCGAACACGAGGGTGTGCACGGCGGTCGCCTCCATCATGGTGCCACCCGGGGGCAGCATCACGACCAGTCCTGGTGTGAGCAGCACAAACAGAACTGCCGGCACGACCAAGTCTGCCGCTGTGAACGTGCGCTTCAGTGCGTACTTGTACACGATAAAGAGCACCAGGGACACAATCAGGGCACGTGGCAAAAGACCGAGGCGGCTGGGGGCCAGCTGGAGTGCCGCGAACAGGGCTGCGGGGGCAAGAACCTTGGGGGAGGTTACGTCAATCATCATCATTTAATATTTGTCAACAAAATGATATTGGTGGTCACAAAACTGGTTGAAGGTCATGGGGGTGCGTAGGTACTGCGACTCGTGAAACTCGCGGATAGGCATCCACATGTCCAAGAGGTCCTCGCTGTACCAATCCTCCCAGTCCTCCTGGGTAAATTCATCAAAGGGGTCGTCGTCCTGACCCTGCTGGTCGGCACCAACATCCTCGGGCAGGTAGGCATCACGCGAGTACTCATCATTCAGACCCATCTTATTGTATAGTAGCGGGTCAAGTTTAACTGAATGCCTTGAGACCAGTCAGGCTGATGGTATCTTTTTCGGGGCCCTCTGGCATGACATCAACAATTGCATTCACGGCACCCTCGACACGCGCAAGGTCACCACCAAAGTAGATGGAGAGACCGCGCTGGATAACATCGAGGATAGCCTTGGGCAGAGTCTTCTTCTTGCCTGGGGTTGTCTTCAGGTTCACCTTGAGCTTCTCCTTCACCTTTACGGTGTCAATCTCAGCATTTTTCATATGATTCTTTAGCGATTCGCGGAGGCTCTTCTCGCGCTTGGTGAGCACGGAGGTATCTTTGCGAATGGCGGCGAGCTGGGCCTTAAGAGCTACCCACTCATTCATCTTCTGCTTGAAATCATCATTCACAGAAGCCATTTATAAAAATTCTTTTTATTTTTTTAATACAAACCTTACGCGAAGAACCTTCTCCTCTGAGGGCCTTTGGCCCTCCTTCTCTTGAAAGAAAAGAAGGCTTCGCCTTCATCGAGGACTTACTGGTACTCTGGTGAAATCTCGAAGCGAGGCCGCATGGTGTCGGGGGGAATGGTGGACAGGTTGAAGATGCTGACTGGGTCGCGCGGGTTGATTGGCTCGCTGCGGAACTGCAGGTTAGCGTTGCGCAGCACACCGCCGATGGTCTCGGGGTAGCCAATCTGGGAGCGCGCGTCCAGGTAGTTCTGGCCGCTCAGGATATTCGCTGGGCTGAACTGGCCAAAGTCCTCAGTTGCTGTCACCTCGCGGGGGATGAGGCCCGCTCCTGACACATCGAAGGTGGGGCCACCCATGCCGGACACTGGGGCTGAGGCTAGTCCCTCCGCCTTGCTGACGGGCAGATCGGCGCCACCGACACCTGAGCTGTAATATGACATACTGGAGCGGCAGCTTGGGTAGAAGAAATAAATCACCAGAGCGGCCACAATCAGAAGGGCGAAAAGGGCACGACGGTTCATTGCCATTTATATTAATCTACAAATATTTTTTACTTAGTCGATGTAGTCGGCTGGGTCCGCCTCACCCTCATCATCCTCTGGGCTGTCGCTGAACAGGTACTGTTTGGAAAAGATGGGTGACTTGGGGGCCCCGCGCACACGGACCTGGACGATGCGCCAGATGGGACCGAACGACTTTTTGAGGAACCACAGACCGGCTAGCTCGAACAGAACATCGCACGTCGTGCCCTCCTTCACCTCCTGGAGCTCGAGCTGATTCTTCTTCATGTCGAACGCCGTCAGAACCACCTCACCCTTGAGCTTGGCTGGTGCGACCGACAGCGTGTCCTCCGTCAGCGAATCCTGGAAGGCGGTCTGGATGGTCTCGTCACTCAGCTCCTTGCCGAACCACTCCACCTTGGACTCCTTCGCCTTGCTGATAATTTCCTCGTCACACTTGCTGATGATTTCACGACCCGCCTCTGGAATCTGGAAAGAGATGTTGCTGCCTGACAGAGAGTCAACCAGCTTGACACCGTTCACCTGGTGCAACGCATTAGCCATCTTCAGAAAGTAGCGACCGTCCGGGAGCTTGACTGGGGTACCGTACTCCATTTATTATCAACAAAAATATTAATTAATTGTAATGAGCGCAACAAACTGTTCGCCTGATTGCGCGTGCTTGCCCTCTCCCTCAGAGCCTGGGAAAACTTTTTGTGCATTTATTGACCGGGAGAAGGGTCACACTCGTCCGTGCAAGGCGGCGTGCTGCAAGAATGCCTGTACTGGACGCCAGCCCGAGATTAACCAGTCTTTGCAACCAAGCGGCAATCCAAAAATGCCGTATGGTTTTACTGACAACCTGCCCATCTCGGACAAGCCCTCTGTCCAGAAGTGGGTACGGGCGTTCGAGTCAGACCCTATGTACATGCAGACCATAGTCACTAAACCTGGTACGTACACGGACCCGCAGCCAGTCAAGCCTTATCCGCTCATCCTGACAAGTCAGCCACCTGAGAGACCCCCTGTTGCAGAAACTGATAATCGACCCTTGGTCACATTCATTGGAACAATGGCACTTGCACTTGCACTCCTCCTGTAAGCACTTAAAGCCCTGGGTCTAGTGTATAGTAGAAAGATGGCATCTGTCAACGAGACCCCCGTTACCCTCGAGCTGCTGGCCAAGGAGCTGAAGGGCCTCCGCAAGGATGTCCGTAAGATTCGTCAGTACATCGGCGACCCCAGCGGTGAGAAGGCGGCTGAGCGCGCCAAGAACAACGGCTTCAACAAGCCCCAGAGCGTAACCCCAGCTCTGCAGAAGTTCCTGGGTCTGGCCGAAGACGACAAGATTTCCCGTACGCAGGTGACCAAGTTTGTGAATGCCTACGTGTCGGAGCGCGGCCTGAAGAATGGCAAGGTGATTCTGATGGATGACACCCTGCGCGCACTCCTGAACCCCCCCGAGGGCGAGGAGGTGTCGTTCCTGAACCTGCAGAAGTTTGTCAGCCCGCACTACATCAAGGAGGTCAAGCCGCCCGCCCCGCCCAAGGAGAAGAAGCCGGTCGCCGTCAAGGAGAAGCCAGTAGCAGCAGAGGCGGCCACCGAGGCGCCCAAGGAGAAGAAGGTTCGCCCCAAGGTGGTCAAGTCGGCGGCGTGAAAAGGGACTTAAGAATTTGTGTGTAATATAATATAACAATGTCAACCGAAGAGGAGCAAGAGCTTCCTTTGCTCCCACGCGAAGTACTGTCTACTCTCGTGGGTACAAAGGTGAAAGATGTCAGTCTATATCGTCGCGCATTTACGCATAAATCTGCTCTCAAACGTTACAAGGGACTTACGGGGTCCTATGAAACGCTTGAATTTATGGGGGACTCTGTGCTAGGTTTCATTATAACCAAGCACTTATTTGACTTGTACGAAAAACATCAAGAGGGTTTCCTGACCAAGGCGCGTACCAAGATGGTCAGAGGGAAGACGCTCTGTGAGATTTCGAAGAAACTGGGGATGGACAGGTATATCCTCATGGATGAAAAGGGTATACGCAACGGCTGGAACACCAACGACAACATTCTCGAGGATGTGTTCGAGGCGTTTGTGGGTGCCATCTACCTCGACCTCGGGATGGTCTATGCAAAACAATTTATTATGAATTCTTTTGAAAAAATTGAACTAAACTTGGATGACGACAACTACAAGGACCAGTTGATGCGCATGTGCCAAGCCATGAAGATACCCACACCTGACTACCGCCATATCACAACCACAAATGGCCGATTCTTCATCAGTGTATTTGTTGATGGTATGGACTGTGGGTCAGGCTTTGCTCTTACGAAGAAGGAGGCTGAACAAAATGCGGCTGAAATGTTGCTTAAAACAGACCCGCGATTTAAAAGTAATGGACCCAAGGGTGAAAGAGCTCCTCGGTCGAACATACCATGACCAGCGCTCAGAGGCTTGGCTCCAGCTGCGTGAGGGGATGCTGACAGCCAGTGATGTCGCGTCTGCGCTCGGTGACAATCACTACGAAACCCCTGACAAACTCCTTATGAAAAAGGTGCTCAAGCTCAAGTGGGCAGGGAACGCCGCGACGGCACACGGCACTTTGCTCGAGCCCATCGCGCGCGACCTGTACGACGCCCGGTACAACAAGAAGAGCCATGAGATTGGGCTCGTACAGCACCCTGTTCACAAGTGGCTCGGAGGCTCCGCTGACGGTGTGACAGAGGATGGGATGCTCATCGAAATCAAGTGCCCACTGTCTCGCAAGATTGAGTCCAAGGTGCCCAAGCATTACATGCCACAGATTCAGCTGCTGCTCGAGATTTTGGACTTTGAGGATTGCGACTTCATCCAGTACCGGCCGGCTGGCGAAAAGCCCGAAGAGTTTAATGTCGTCAGGGTCAAGCGCGACCGGCAGTGGTTTGCGGATGCGCTGCCGGTCATGGAGGCGTTCTGGGAGCGGGTCCAGGCTGCGAAACGCGATGGTCTGTGCGAGGTTGAACTCGATTTGACACCGTACACACCACTTAATGAATATATCTGTTATATACAGAGCGAATGAAATGCCCACACTGCAAACGGAACAACGCGATGCTTGTATGCAAGGAGTGTTCTTCCAGCTGCTGCTATGGCTGCATACAACTTGAGGTGCACCTGTGCAAGGGGGCTGCTGAGCGCAAACTGAAGGAACGCGCCTTGCTCGAGTCTAAACTCCCCTTGGTCATTGGACAAAAAATTAATAAAATTTGACCCGAAGGGTCACCCCCGCGAGTTGTTCCTTTTTCTCTTGTGGTTATGATTATAAACTTTTCTAAAATAATATGCAAAATTATTTACATATTCTGAATTTGGTGTAGGGACACGTCTGAAACCCAGTCGTGTCATTATTCGTCCCGAGGCTGATATTGACGCGGGTGGTGCGTTATTGTTGCTGTTACTGTTCGCCTCTAAATTTGTGGACAACTGATTTGTCCCATAGAACCCTGCATTGCGTGCCATGTTATTCGCGAGACGGCGCAGATACTCACCTATACCTCTTTGACGAAAGTTCTTATTAGTCTCGCCATGGGCCAGATAAAGAACTTGTACCTGTCGGCCACCTCTGCGGCTATTTCTGCTTGTTTTTTGCTTGTTATTATTCAGTATCCAAAGGTTTCTTGGTTGGACATTCAGGTGCGCTACGCTCTTGTTCCCAGCCAACACAGACAGTCTTATATAAGTTGGTTTCAATTGTGCTACGCTTAGTCTAAGATTCTGGTTGAGCGGTGGTAGTCTGGGGTTTGGGCGCAAGTTTATCTTATTGTTCCGGCGTTGGTTCGCCAGCTGATAAAACCGGTTGATAGTCATCTAGTTTTACTTGAGATTTTTGCGAAACACAAACAGGATAGCTGCGAGCGCCACGAGAAGCATAATCAGTGTGCTGTTATCCGAGACGACGCGCTTGGCACCGGGCATGGACGGGCGCATAAATGTAACGTGTCCATCATCATACTGGTATTTGCGCGCTGGGAACATAGCGAACGGTGCGTTACCTCTGTCACCTACCGTGTTGGCCATCATGCCGCTGGACATGTTGATGCGGCTCGGCGCAAAGTGGTCCGGGGTATCGTCCGGGAAGACGGTCCCGGTCTCGGCTGGGATTGGGTCAATTTCTGTTGTATACTGTGCATCCAGTGGCGTCTTATACATGCCGTCAGTGGGTACACCAAAAGTCCCCGTAAGCGTGTACGGGTTAATGCGATTCATGCTGAGCTGGTCATCAACCAGCATTGACAGTGCCATCGTTACTATGTACGAAGATAAACTTTTGTGGCCATCTTTTCTCGGTGGATGTTCCACATATGGTCAAGGTCAACATTCAACATGTACGACAACTGGAACAGATAACTGAAAACATCCCCCATCTCAGTTACAATATCAGTCCCCTTGTCTTTTTTTAGGCCAGTCTTTCTGAAACTCCGCTGGTGCTGCCTGATGGCACTCGCCAGCTCGCCAATCTCCTCTGTGAGCAAAAGCCATACCGTTTGAACGGGTGCCTTGTCCCATCCTTTCGTACGGCACAGCTCGTACGTCTCGTCACGGTACTGATTCATCATACATACTTATCTGTTCAAACCCTTATCATAGATTCACGCTACCTATTCTCCGACGGAATATCATCACTGTCGCCATTGCCACCACCAGTATCCAAAACTCAAATTGGAGCACCTTGGTATCCTCTGGCCTGCCATACTTTAGACTACTGCCCAGACGCAGACCGCGCTCAATCAGGAAAAAGACGAGGAACCCAATAAGTATCTCATCCAGCGCCTTCATAAATTATTTTATATAAATGTTTTTAAAATCGAGACGAAGGGTCGGATCCCGACAAGCAGCTGGCCCCATCGGCCAGACTTAAAATGCAAACTTGTTGTTCTGACCCATCTTCATGCCACGGGTGCTCGTGTTCTGTGCATTTATAAGGGGGGCCGGAAGGGTGCTCGAGTCGCGCAGGTAAATCAGCTGCTGCAGGATACCCGGCAAGACGTCGCGCATAGCCTGGGTCACCACCGCGCTATTCATCGCCTCGAGCTGACCCTTGACGTTCTGGAAGGGGTCGCGCATCATGTTCACATATACAGCCTTCATATAGGCCTGAAGGTCACCGTCGCTCTGACGGTCGATGACATACCCTGTGCGCTTGCGCGCCTCCTCGATGATGGCCAGGTGAAGAGACTCGCGGTTGAAATCAGAAAAGTATGAATTGCTCAGAGGAGTCGGCTCGATACGCGTAGCCATTATTATATCATACCAATAAAATTTCGACCCAGGACCTGCGTACCGACCACTTAAAAAAAAGAGACAAATGTTTTATATAAGAATGCGTGTCATCAAGCGCTCCGGAGATGAAGTGCCCATGCTGTTCGACAAGGTGACCAAGCGTATCCACAAGCTCTGCGCGGACCTCGAGGGTGTCCAGGCTGACAAGGTGGCCCAAAAGGTATTCTCGTCAATGTACGACGGAATCAAGACCAGTGACGTGGATGCTCTCAGCGCCGACGTCTCCATCGACATGGTGACCGAGAACCCTAATTACGAGACACTCGCGACCCGTATCATCGTCTCTGATATGCACAAAAATTGTCCCAAAACTTTTAGCGATGCCATGGTCGGTCTGCATATCCGCGGTGTCGTCTCTGACTACTTCATGAAGTGCGTCGCGCTCGATCTGGATGCTGAGATTCAACACGACCGCGACTATGATTTTGGATTTTTCGGTATCAAGACGATGCAAAAGAGCTACCTGAACCACGGCGAGACTCCCCAGTACATGTTTATGCGCGTCGCGCTCGGTATCCACGGTGATGACATTGCGCGCGTCAAAAAGACGTACGAATTCATGTCAAAGAAGTACTTCATCCACGCAACCCCTACCCTCTTCAACGCCGGCTCGACCCGCCCCCAAATGTCCAGCTGCTTCCTGCTCGGCATCAAGGAGGATTCCATCGGCGGCATCTACCAGACAATGGAGCAGTGCGCCAACATCTCCAAGTGGTCAGGGGGCATCGGTCTGCACGCCCACAACGTCCGCGCCAAGGGCTCGCGCATCGCCGGTACAAACGGTCAGTCTGACGGCATCATCCCTATGCTGCGCGTGTTCAACGCGACGGCCCGCTACGTGAACCAGGGAGGCCGGCGGAAGGGCAGCATCGCAGTCTACCTCGAGCCGTGGCACGCCGACATTATGGAGTTTCTGGACCTGCGGCTCAACCAGGGTGACGAGGAGGCGCGCTGCCGCGACCTATTCACGGCCATGTGGATTCCGGACCTCTTCATGGAAAAGGTGGAGCAGGATGGCGACTGGCACCTGATGTGCCCCAACGAGTGCCCCGGCCTAGCTGACGTCCACGGCGAAGAGTTCAACGAGCTGTACCGAATGTACGTGGCCCAAGGACGCTTCCGGAAGGTGGTCAAGGCGCGCCAAGTTTGGGACTCGGTCCTGCGCTCCCAGATTGAGACCGGCACCCCCTACATGCTCTACAAGGATGCCTGTAACACCAAGTCGAACCAGCAGAATTTGGGCACAATCAAGTCTTCAAACCTTTGCGTAGAAATCATTCAGCACACCAGCCCTGAGGAGGTGGCCGTGTGCAACCTGGCTTCCATCAGCCTGCCCGCCTTTGTGAGCGACGGACAGTTTAGCCACACAGCACTGCATGACATCAGCCGCCTGGTAACTCGCAACCTCAACCGGGTTATCGACAATAACTTTTACCCCGTGCCAGAGGCTGAAAAGAGCAACAAGCGCCACCGGCCCATCGCTATCGGCGTCCAGGGGCTGGCGGATGTTTACATGATGCTGGGATTGGCATTTGATAGCCCGGAGGCTGCCAAGCTCAACAAGGATATTTTCGAGACGATTTATCACGGCGCACTGACAGAGTCGTGTCAGCTCGCGAAAGAGGAGGGAGCCTACGAGACGTTTGCAGGGTCCCCCGCCTCTGCGGGTAAGCTCCAGTTTGACCTGTGGGGTGTCACGCCTTCGCGCGCTGACTGGACAGAGCTCAAGGAGCGTATCGTCCAGGATGGTTTGCGCAACTCGCTGCTCGTGGGCCCCATGCCTACAGCCAGTACTGCCCAGATTCTTGGCAACAACGAGGCGTTCGAGCCGTACACGACTAACCTGTACCTGCGCCGCACGCTCGCTGGCGAGTTTGTGATGATTAACAAGCACCTGGTCAAGGACCTGCAGGCTATCAATATGTGGAACAAGGACACGAAGGACCAGATTATCCGTGATGGTGGCAGTGTGCAGAGCCTGACTATTCCTCAGCGCCTCAAGGATATTTACAAGACAGCCTGGGAGATGAGTCAGAAGGTGCTGATTGATATGTCGGCTGACCGCGGGGCCTTTGTGTGCCAGTCGCAGTCGCTAAACATCTTCATGGAGAACCCCTCAATGGCCAAGCTTTCCAGCATGCATATGTACGGCTGGAAGAAGGGGCTCAAGTCAGGGATGTATTACCTGCGCACACGCGCCAAGGCTAAGCCCATCCAGTTCACGCTCGACCCTGTGCAGGCGTGCCGGCGTGACAACCCAGAGAGCTGCGAGATGTGCTCTGGTTAGATACTTAAGAATATATCCCAAATATTCATTACAGTAAAATGCAGGCACTGTTCAAGTTTCGCGCCGTACCGAGGAGCTTTGTTCGTTCCTTTTCAATGGGGAAACCCTATTCGGCGGAAGATTACGAGCTAACGGGTATCGCACAAACTCGAACGGACGAGGAAGAGAAAAAGTCGGTAAACGAGCCTACAACGAAAAAGTTTACAAAAGCTCATCAAGACTACCTTGATTCAAGATTCACTTTAGAGGATTTGATGAAAGAGGAGGATGAGAAGGAAATGTTGAACAATATTACACATGACGCTGTCCCCCAACGCCCATCTGAATGTGCTTCTAACCGCAGCCGAGAAGCACGCGCGTCTTCGTAGGAATTTTAACAACTATCAGCGAAATCACCCGAACTGGAATCAGACGTATGCAACCTTCGCCACACAGCTTGCCGCACTGGAGACGCGTATTCGGCGTCTCATCCAGAACATTAACCGGACGCATAATTTGAATATGCGTCGGGGTACAAATATACATTCGGAGATCAACAATGCCATGCGTAAACTGATTATGAAAATGCGCACTGTCAATAACCTCGCTCGCCGGTAACTCACACCCACGCCTGCACCCCGCGCTGCTGCAACGCCTTGACCGAGGATTTGAAAGAGGAGGATGAGAAGAAAAAGGCATCTTCACCCAAGTAGCCTAGTTAAGAACACGCCCTAAAAATATATCAATGGGTTGGGGTATCGGCTTCGCACTGGATGATAGTGGCCGTGTCTACTGTGCTGACGGATGCAACTGGCGCTCTCGCGAGGCTGACTATGCTGACTTTCCTGCCTGGCCCTCGGCTCGCCGGTCAGTCCTGGACTACTTTGAGGGCGAGGCTCACCGCGAGCTCGACATGATTCGTGACGAGTGCCCCGGTACAGCTGCGGCTCTCAAGGAGGCGTGCCCGGAACATATGAACATAGCTCTGCGTTACTACAACCGCATGTCTGACAATGAAAAGCTCGAGCTTCACGAGACGACCCTGGCAGAGCTCGAGCAGGACCTGGTTGATTTTTTAGAGTCGTCCAAGGATGCACACGACAAGTACAATGAGTGCTCCAAGGCTTGGAAGATTTACAAAAAGTGCCCACCCAACTACGGTCCGGCCAAGACGCGCCAGCAGGAGCTCGAACGGCTGATTGAGCCTCTACGCATCGAGTACGACATGGAGATGTGGGCCGGCCGCTATGACACATACAGCCGCAATGCACGCAAGTACGCAAAGCTTGTCAAGCTCGAGAAACAGTTCCCCCGGATCGGCTGACCTTTGGTCAGACTCACCTGGATCGGCTGACCTTTGGTCAGACTCACTCCTCCTTGAATATAACACCTCCCAAAACCATCCCTATAACACCCGGTATCACATTGAAGAGATTCATACTGAATAACATCCCTAGACTCATACTCATGCAAACAATTGGAAAAAATATTTTTTTATCACGCACCGGTGGCTGAGACTCTTCCGACTCGGATTCGGCCACCCGAATAATAATCTCAAACTCCTGGTCCGTACGGCACATGGGACACTCTGTCTTGCGGACCATGCATTTTACGTAGCACTCGGCGTGCATGTACTTGCGGCAACATCCCATCTGGGTCACCGCACCTCTTATCTCTTCATAACAAATTGGACAGTCGTCCTCCATACTTAAAGCACATAAATTATCTATACTTATGAAGCTCAAGCTTCCGAAGGCTCTTAGAGAGCAGGTGTGGCTGGTCCATATCGGCAAGCGCTTCGAGCACAAGTGTCTGGTTGGCTGGTGCGAGAACCTGATTACACCGTTCACTTTTGAGTGCGGCCATAACATCCCAGAGAGTAAGGGTGGCACGACCGACATTGACAACCTGCGGCCAATCTGTGGCAACTGTAACAGGTCTATGAGCAATAGCTACACCATCGACGAGTTTAGCAACATGTCCAAAAGAGCATCTCATTTGTTCGAATGTTTTCGGTTTAAAAAGAGTGCGACAAACTAGTTTAATGAAGTGGCTCGGGGTCAATCTGAATGACATCGAGACTACTTTTACGCGTGGTATGGCTCGCTTTACCGGTCTGAAGTTTCAGATTCCGCGCGGGCTCTGCCAGTACGGTCTGAGCGAGTACAAGTCTATTAATATCGAGATTGGAAACAAGGCGTTTATCAACTGGTGGCGCGAGATGGAGACGAAGCTGTGCGCGGCCGAGCCGTTCAACTCGAACCTGAAGGGGTCGAGCCTGCGCATCAAGGTGGAGGATGGCACGCCCGTCTTTGACGCGCAGCGCAACTATGTAGGGTCGTACACGACAGCCGGGGAGGGGGCCGGCAAGGAGATGTCGTGTCTGATTGAGATTACAGGTGTTTACTTTTTCAATAATCAGTACGGGTTCACTGTCAAGTGCTCCCAAATTATGGTCTATGAGGACCTACAGGCTGCGGCCGAGGCTGAAGAGGAGCCTATCGTGCCCGTATCGAAGTGCGCTCTTCTCGAGGATGACTAGCGACGACGAGTGTAAAAGGGGACTGGTGGCAAACCGCGACCACCCTGATTGAGGCGCAAGACGCGTGCCGGCAGCTGCTGTACGTAACGCGGAATACCCGGCTGCTGGTAGTAGTAATATTGGGCGAGCCCCCGCTGCACAGGAGCTCTGTAGAAACGACGGAAATTCCTGTTGTAATAACTTGTCGGAGTACCGCGTATGCGTGAGAAACGGTGCATGTACGTATTTTGTTGTTTAATCTGCTGAAGCAGACTATTTTGCTGACTTTTAATGAGCTGACGCAACTCGCGCGCATTGTTCTCGCTTCGGCGCGACCGGTTGCTCGCTAGATTCTGAATCGCCTTGAGTTTCTCTTTAAGCTGCTTGTACCGCATTGTTATAGACTTTGCTGGCAGAGCCGGTGGCGGTGATTCTTTTTTTGGAAATTTCATAGGTGACGTGCCAATACTCCTTGTTGGGAAAAGTACTCTTGGTTTAACATTTACAAATTTTCTTTTTGTAGAAGGCCGTCTTCTAGTACTAGGAATTGTCCCACCTCTTGTCATACGTGGTGAAAGAAAATTTTGACCGAGCCTCATAGTCACAAACCTATATACGTCGGCATAATTTCTTTTTATATTATTTCTTGATAGACCCTGGCTACGCAACTGCTTATATCTGTTAACAGCTGTTTCATAAGTTACGTTATTCCTATTTGGTGTGGAACTCGACATCCTACTCTATTTAAAGAAAATTACTTGGACCCGTAGATTTTGCGCGCCTCTGTCAGAAGCTTACCCTTGATGAGCACAAAGCCGCCAGCCTCCTTCTTCGTCATGTCACCCGACTTGACGAGCGCCTTCTTGGCCTTTGCGACCGCCTTTATCCAGGGGTTGGCCTTCTCCTGCTTGGACTTGGTGACGGAGACAATTTCACCCTTGGGGTTCTTCTTCAGGGTAGGGTCACCCTGGTGGAAGCGGACAGCTCGTGATTCAACCATTGTTATATTACACTGAGAAAAGTTTCGCCACCTTGCGGATGGAGATGGTGCTCTTGGTCTTGGGCACCGCCCCCGCGAGTCGCTCGTCGTTGAGCACCTCTGCTGATACCTGCGCCTTGTGCCCCTGGAGGTCCATGATGCTCTGCTCGACACTCGGTAGCTGCTCCGTCCCCGCGTACACCAGCTTGCGCACGTACACCTTGCCAGTCTGACCCGTACGGTGAGCGCGGCCGATAGCCTGCAGCTCCGTCGCCGGGTTCCAGGCTGGGGTGGTGATGTAGACGCGGGTCGCCTCCTGAAGGTTGAGACCCACACCACCCGCCTTGATTTGGATGAGGAAGATGGCACCGCTGCTGCTCTTTTTGAAGGCGCCGATGCGGTACTCACGCGCCTCCTTGTCCACGCTGCCGTCTATCCGGTACACCTCGCAGTTGTACTCCTCGAGCCGCCGCTGAATCTCATCCATCTCGCCCATAAACTGGGTGAAGACTAGCGACTTTTCCTTGGGGTGCTCGCTAATCATCTTGAGCAGCGCCTCAACCTTGGCCGACTTGCCGCACCACTGCTCAGCCACCGTCTCCTCTTTTTTGGCGATGCCGTTCAGGTACAGCTGCGGCCACGTCATCACCTGCCTGACACGCAGCAGGCACTCCAGAATCTCCATCTGGTGCGTGCCCTGCGTGCCCGCCTGGAAAATGTCCCGCACTATGCCCTGGGCCGTCATGAAGACATCCTGGTAGAGGTCGCTCTCCTCAGAGGTCATAGCGAGCTCTACGTTCTGAAAGTCGCACGGCGGCAGCTTGAGCCGCTCGTTCAGGTCCTCCTTGGTGCGCCGGATGACGTACTTGGCGCGAACCTCGGGCAGATAGCACTGCACGTGCGACTTGTGGATGCCCAGAATACCGCACAGGTTCACAAAGTCCTTGACCGAGTTGAAGATGGGCGTGCCAGTCACCAGCCACTTGATAGGAGCGCGCAGCGCCAGAACAGCCACACCCGTCTTGGACTTGTTGTTGCGAACCTCGTGCGCCTCGTCCAGGATGATACGGTCCCAGCCCACCTTTTGGAGCTGACCGTCGCGCACGACTGAATAGGGCGCGACTACCACAGTCTGCCGAGCCGCGTCAAACTCGGGCACCTTGCGCTTGGTGCCGTCATAGGCGAGTGCCTCCATGTGTGGGGTGAACTTCTGAATCTCCGAGACCCACTGGGACACGATAGACTTGGGCACTATGACCAGCGTGCGCGACCGGGGGTTGGTGCACATAGTCGCCAGAAGCTGGACAGTCTTACCCAGACCCATCTCGTCGCATAGGAAACCGCCAGGGTAGTCAGAGGCGGTCTCGCGCTCCACGAGCCACTTGACACCGTCGTGCTGGTACGGTGCGATAAGACGCGTCTTGAGGAGAGCCATGACAGTTGTTTTTGGTTTGAACTCTGCCTCGGGTCTCAGGACACTGGAGGGAACATCGCTTTTTTTTATCGGCCCATAGTAGTGATGGCTGATTTAGGCGGTTTACCTCCATTAAGACCTCGAACTGGCCCTGGCCCCAACGCGCCACGTGGAGTAAATTCAGGTAATGGCCCTGGCCCTGGCCTCCCCCCGCCAGTGGTACTTGTCACCACGGGTTCCAACGCGCGACCACTACCTGTCACCACAGGTTCCAACGCGCCACCGCCTCCACCGGCTAACGTGCAAAATTATGGAAAGAATATTATTAAAAGAAATAATAAATATTTTTATAAACATGAAAGAGGTAATTTTGAAATAAAAAATATTGGAATTATTCGTAGTAAATGGGTGGCTACTATCACCCCGACAAACAAAATTTCATTTAATCGTTCGGATAATGGCACTGGCAAACCTTTTTTTAAACGCATCAACAATAAAAATAATAATTCTAAAAATAAAGAAAAGATGAATGCAGCACCTGCAGTGGGTGAGAATTACACCTCTATGAATGTGTTCAAGCTGCTTAACAAATATAAGAACGTGCGCAGCAAGGAGAGTCGTGAGGCTCTGGAGAAGGCGATAAACTCAAAGCTTAATCAGGCCGTCTCCAACCTAAAGTACAAGAATACTTCGTATCGTATTACCCAGTACGGTGTGATTCTGCGAGCCCTCCATGCCCGGCCCAACTTCCCAGGGCGTTCGATTATTATCGGCTCTATCCGTGATAACATTCGGCGCGCCGCCAAGTCGAGCAATGCCAAGTACGAGATGGAGCGCATCCGGGACAACCTGAAGATGAGCTTGTTGCCTATACGCGACCGCAACATCCGGGAGACTTTCAACAAGGAATTTAAAATTATCAAGAACCGTGAGCGGCGGTATGAGAATGCGTACAGTGGTGAGCGTGAGCGCAGACGTAACAATGGTGGCGGTGGCTTTTTTCCACCACCCCGCCGGTACAACAACATGGGGCCCCGGTACAACATGGGTGGTCCGGCGGCTCCCCGGTACAACGCAGGCCCAGCTCCCCGGTACAACGCAGGCCCCCCTCAAGCAGTGCCACAGCCGGTATTCAATATTACAGGCGCGGCACCTCCACGCATCAACCTGCCACCGGTCAACATTGGCACAGCAGCAGCGCCCGCGTCCAATCGAACTGGTGCTCTACCGGTCAATCTGCCAGCCAACGAGGCTACCGCTCTCAGACAGATGGGCGGTGTGAATGCAGCCGCGAACAAGATTAACCAGGCGGGCGGAGCGACCAACGTGGCCAAGACTGCCAACGCTCTGCAAAAGGCGGGCGGCAACCAGAACCGCGCCGTGACAGAGTTTGGCGCTGACCCGAAGGCAATCAAGCTCGTCATAGAAATTGCCGGTCCAGCCAAAAACTATAACAAGGTGAACAATGCACTGAATGGTCTGAATAAGGTGGCGACAAAGATTCGCCGCAAGCGCAAGACCGTCTCGACCAAGGTGGTGCGCCACAAGAAGAAGCGTGTGGTGACCCCAGCCAAGAAGAAGCGTGTGGCCAAGAAGAAGCGCGTGACGGCACCAGTCAGAAGGGGCGTGGTTCGCACTGGCGAGCTGAACAAGCTGCTGCACGCCGTGACCAAGAACACCATCGAGCGCCGGATGAATAACGCCAACCTGCTGAATAAGGTGTACACCAAGGAGCAGCTGGCCAAGATTTACAAGAATTTCCTCACCGGGAAGAATTTGAAGAAATGAGGCAATGTTCCCTTCAGTATAAGGACTGACAGGGCTAAACCAAAACACAAACAGCCTTCGACATGGAGATGAATACGTTCCGGTTTATCATGTCGCTTAACGAGACGAAAGAGCTTTACCCAGAGTCGTCGTGGGTCCGCATCTCCACCATCACTATGAATGCAGCCTATCCACAGGCTGTCAATATCGAAAAGTTCAAGTCTGAGTTCAAGCCCATGATGGGCTGGACCATGTCTGAAAAGCCCGACAAGAAGTTCTACAACTGTGTGGTTATCATCAGCAAGGATATGTACACTAACAAAAATGTAAAGATTTTCCCAAATGGCACTATCCACGCGACTGGTTGCTGCGATTTGGCCGACACGGTCCGGATCGCGAAGCGGGTATCGACCGTCATCAACGCGGTGACTGGTCTGAACTTGGAGATTCCGGTCGAGAGCATCCAGACTCGTCTTATCAACACCGGTTTCTCTGCCAACAGCGTGCTGAACTTGCACACGCTCTACCGCGAGTTTCGGCGCGACCCAAAGTTTACTGTCGAGTGCAACACGGAGCGCTACTCGGCCGTCAAGGTGAAGTTCACACCGGTCGAGGGTGACAAGAAGGTGACCATTAGCCTGTTCTCCACAGGCAAGATAGTGGTGGTGACGGGCGGCGGGCTGAACCTGATTGCGGCAGCCTACAGGATGGTCAACGACAAGCTGACGGAGTTTGGAGCCAAGGTGGAGCCGGTGGTCAAGGTGGAGCAGTACCCAGTTTTTATGGGCTACGAGTTTTCTCAGTGGGTGCCGATGCTCAAGCGCCGCGGAATAAAATCTTTCTAAATATTAAATGTCTCAGCGTCTGGGACCCGCCAACGGCCGGTGCATTACGACCTATGATGGACACCGCATTGTGGATGATGTAATTATGATGAAAAATGGAATTTCTTACCAGGATAACTTTTCGTACCGTCAGTTCCTCCAGTCCGCCGGGCCCGACAAGGTGCTCGGCATGCTCCCACTGCCCAACTCAGCATGCGATGCCCCCCTGGGCTTCCCCCTCGACAACGGCAACCCCATGCCACGTGGCCGCCAGAACCTCATCAAGCCCTGGACGGAGTGAAGCCTTCCTTTATTTCAAGAGAAGGAGGGCCAAAGGCCCTCAGCGAAGCCTTCCTTTCTTACAGGAAAAAGGACCTTCGGTCCTATAGTTAAAACTTAAAGACTACTAAATTGTATGAAGGTTGTCATTGACGGGAACATCGGTTCTGGCAAGACGACCCAACTAGACCTCCTCGAAAAGGCGGGCTGGACTGTTCAGCGCGAACGGATTTCAGAATGGCCTCTCGACAAGTTCTACGAAGACCCCTCCAGGTGGTCTTTTCTGATGCACATGGCTGTCCTCAAGTCGCTGAGACCTATAGAGGGGGTGATTCACGAGCGCTGTCCGCTCAGTACAGCTCACGTCTTCTGGAAGGCGATGCTCGACAAGAACCTCGTGACCAAGGAGGAGAATGATGTATTCATGCACTACTACGACAGGTTTGGGTGGTGTCCAGACCTGTACATCTTCCTGAGCAAGGATCCCAAGACTGCCTGGGAGCACATCCAGTCACGGCACCAGGCTGGCGACTCGGGCGTCACCCTCGAATATCTAGAGGAGCTCGACATGTACTATAAGCGCATGCTCACCAATGTACCGTGTCATGTGTTTGTGGTCAACGCCAACAGGGAACCAGCCGCAATTCATAAACAAATTTTAGAATATTTGTCCAAAGAAGGGAATGTCAGACAGAAGGATGTCCGCCCGAAAGAATGTACAAATATGTGTAGTGTGTCTTAACAAAGTTACTAGGTTCGATAAGAGACTCAAGTGCAAGCACCTGTTCCACCAGCGGTGCATCCTCACCTGGTACGAGTCCTCCATCGAGTGCCCCGTCTGCCGCATGGAGCAGGACGACGACCCCTTTGTCGTATTCAGGATGAATGTCGAGGCCAACCTCAAAGAAAAGCAGGATGAAATTACGAATAATTATAAAGAAGTTATTCGGGGTCTCGAGATTGAAAACATGTCGATGCGGCGCCGACTAACACGATAGTAAAAATATTTCACCATACCAATGGAAGGCCGCTGCGGACAGCCAACAAAGTTGGGGAGCCCCTGCCAGAACCGGGTCAAAGTCGAAGGTCCGTGCAGATGTCACACAGAAGACAACCAATGTTCTGTGTGCTTTTCAAAAATGGCTCAGGGCACACGCACACTCGACTGTGGACACACGTTCCACGCGAGATGTGTCGACAGGTGGAAGTACACCTGCGCCGGTGGAACCCCCACCTGTCCCATGTGCCGAACTCCATTCGATGTTCCCCAGTACAGGGTCATAATCACCATTCAAAGTGTCGGTGAAGGGACTGAAAGTACACAAGAGGTGCCAGTCGAACAGGTGACACGTCTTGTAAACGAATTGGGGCTTGACTTGCGCACAATAGACTCAAACACGCGCATGGATGTCGCATTCGATGTCGAACAAAATGAAGACCTCAGAGAAGTCCTAGAGAGCCTTGGTATTCTTCACTTTACGCTTCCGTAGAACCGGCTTGGCCTTTGGCTTGGCCTTTGGCTTGTTTTTGTTCATATTGAGGAGCTGTCTAATAATAAAGTTGGGGTCCGACCGGAAGTTCTTGCCATTCTTCCGGTTCGAATTTGCCCCAGTATTGGCCCGACCGCGTCTGACTGCGTACGCAGAGCAGAACTGCGTGTAGTGAAAGCCAGGGTGGTACACCTTCGCCGCCTTTATCGGGTCATAAATAGTCTTACCATTCGCGTCCACAAGTTGTGGACCTGTCCCCCACCCCTGCTTGTGACTCCACAGATTCACCTTGAATTGCAGCACCATACCAGGCATCATCGACACGTTGCTCTTGGTACGTACAATCTCATTGTTCCGATTCAGAGATTGCAGTGTGCGCATGTTGTTCGAGTTGGCGATCCGACCGTTATTGAGACTGCGCGGCTTGGTGGCTTTCGCCATGGCATCAGTGATTCGCTTTACCGGTACCCGGAAGAAACGCGCCAGACCCAGCGGCTTGTCCCCTGCGCGCGTGCGGTACCGGACAGCATTGTTGTGCTTGTACCAATGAAAGTCGCCCGTGCTGTTGCCAAAGTCGTTGCGTGGTGCGACGAAACACATCACCTTGTAGAACCCCGGCTTGCACTTGGCATACGGATTATCCATCTTGTACACATTTCTCGGGTTGTCACCCAGAACACGCTTCACGATACCGTTGCACTTGGTGAATGTCAGGTTGTTCGCGAGCAATTTTGGGTTATTTGCACCGTCACCCGGAACAGACTTGGCTGAGCGTACCGAACTGTAGCTGTCAAATGCATAGTCATAACAGTTACAGTGGGTCCGGCCCGTAGTTCCCCAAGGGTCCCATGTAAAGGTGGTCGCATCCAGGTCCTCTGGGTGAACCCGGACCATTACTTATTTTTACAAAATATTTTCTTTATAAATTATAAATGTACGGAATCTTTCGCGCAAAGACACGCCAGGAGCTCATCCGGGAAATTCTTTTTTTTATAATTTATGTGATTCTACTGATGTTCATCCTGCGCTACCTCTGGAATAACGCACTGGTCAAGTATACGACTGTCCTCAAGCCGGTCGATTCTCTCTTCCAGATGTTTGTGCTGGCACTGGCCATCGGCATGTTCAGAGCCTGAAGGTTTTCATATTTTCATATTCTCCGCGATATTATTAAAGAAAACGCCAGAGCCAAGGCCAAGACCCACAACCATACCGATGCCCATGAAGACATAGGCTGGTACTGGGCTCTTGCCCTCCTTGCGCGCACCTGCGAGCATACGCATACCAATCAGGAAAATTGTCAGACCTATAATCATGAATATAAGCTGGGCGGAAATGGAACCTACACCCAGCCCAAAGCCCGCCTTGGCATAACTCTTAAACGTCGTCATCTTTTATATTTTATAAATATTTTTTTATAAAATATACCATCCCTGTCCCTGTACAGTCGGTCCAACCACCACCTCTGTATAAAAATAATTTTATCAATATCTTTTTCTATCGTACCATCTGGCTGGAGATACATGTCTTCACCCAGAGGGTTGAGTTTCCTAATTTTGTATCTGGTGTGCTCAAACTCACTTCTGTATACGTCTTTCATAAAATTATATTTTATAAAATTATATTTTATAAATTTTCTGTATATCCAACGTACGTCTCACCATTCATGACAGTGGTGGGGAATGATGTCACGAAACCGGGGCACTGACCCGACTTGCAATCTACAAAATTATATTTAAAATTATTTTTTTTAAAATGGTCCTCCTGCTTGGTGCACCATGGGCAGCCGGGGGAACCGTACATGGTAATGTCGGCTGTAAAGTCTGAGACGGACACCTCACGCTTGAGCCACAAGAAAATGACCAGGGCTACAAGCGCCGCTATGATGAGTCGCTTGACCATTACTTATTGTTGCGGAAAATTTTATTGGCGATACTCACTTTGCTGCGCAGACCAGTGATGTTCACGCCGTACTTTGTGGCTATATTCTTGAGGTAGGACATCGACACGCCCGTGCCGTTCACGTACGACAGACGCCCCTTGTTGCCTTCAATCTTCATGCGGCCAGTCTTGGGCGTGTATGACGTCCGGTACTTGGAGCGGCGGTTCGCCTTCTTAGAACGTTCCATCATTGAGGCCAGTCTTGGTGATACTGGCGTCGGGGGCTTTCTCGGAGAGTTACGGGGTGGTGTCGGCGTGCGGAGGCGCAGTGGCTTTGGCGGCGAAGGCTTCCGGTTGGCTGCGATGGCTTTACGGATAGCCTCGTTTACGATTTTACGGGCGGCCCACCGAGCCGGTGAATTCTTAGCCACCGTCCGCGTGTTACGACCTGGTCCGTTCATTTTCATGTATGTGCGCGGGACCGGCACCATGCGAAACGTCTCACGCTCGACCGGGGCGCCACGCGTCTTGGCCACATTCTTAACCAGGACTCCACGGGTGCTTGTGTTCCCGCGAGCCTTGACCATGTAGGCTGCACGGCTCCGCGGGGTCAACTTGAGGAATGAGCGCGGTGAAAGTTTCATGTTTTTATAAGGCGAGAATTTTAATTTTTTGGGAGATGTTCTGTTCCTACTGACAGCCTTGCCCGCCTTTTTGCGCGAAGACGTCTTGGGGCGCTTGCTACCTCCATTGTTGGCAGGTGTCTTTACAGAATTTGGTGAGACGACCGGGTTGTTTCGGCGCGAATTCATCAGCTTCTTGATAATGGCGCGCGTGCGAGGTGTCGTAGTCATGTTGTTGTGCAGCTTTTCGATATTCTTTGTACTTTTGAAGATGGCGTCTTGCTTACGCTTGATTTCACCTGTATTCATTATATTTTGGATAAACTTCTTCGGTGACAGGACATATGGGTCTTTGACGATATCAGTGAGACCTGATAAGCCCGGATAAGGGATGCCGTACTTGAGGCGGCTTTCGCTGATGTACGTGCTGTTGCTGCCGATGTACCCTGCCGGTAGGTGCTTCTCGATGAATGCAAGTGCCTTGGGGTATTTGGAGCGACCGCCGTGAACCTCCATCCATTTGTGCATCTCATTCAGGAACAGGTGCATGTCGTATCGACTGCTTGTCTTGGGCCCTATACCGAACTTCCCTGCATGCTTTGCACCATTCACAAGAGGGTTCGAACCAGCCCCCATGCTGGCCCACCCAAAGTCGTTCAGAACAAAAATTGGAAATTTTGTAAAAGAATTCTGTTTGACCAGGATGTTATCCAGGTGCAAGTCGTTGTGACGGAACGACGGAAGACGCTTGCCGATAAAGAGTAGCATGTGCAGAACCTGACTTATCAAATTCTGCATAAAGGCATCGGACAGTCGGGAATTCATTCTCACCATCCAGTCTGATAAAGAGCCACCCGTAATGTACTCGGTGAATATGACCGTCTGGTCGCTGTAATCAAACAATGATGTATTTTTGTTATTCACGGTCCATGTTGAGGTTGGCACAAAGGTTTTGCACCCATGAATGAGTTTGTACGGCTGTGAGATGTTACCCGGGACTATCGAATACAACTTCTTCTGAATATCAAACTCAATGTCGGCCGTCTGTTTCTTTATCGTCTTGTCATGAGGAGTCACCTTGATAGTGACCGGATAAGTCCCTTTCGGTGACGTGTACGCCAGGAACACAACACCCTGTGAGCCCTTGCCGAGCTTACCCATACCCTTTGTGACAGGTATACGACTGTTCACCATAGTGTACAGCTTGTTCCGGTTTGCCAAAATTGTCGCCTTGTATCCCGTCGCACCATTCGATGCCCGAACCTTCTTGAAAAAGGTTGTATCACACTTAAAGTTTATATTAGATGAGGATACAACAGGGTTCCCTATAGGCGCTGGACGGTAGTAAGGCTTGCCGTTCTTATTTACAAAGGCTATCATCTTTTTGCCGTTAATGATTCGCTCGAATCGGCGCATCCCGGGTGCTTGTACACCTTTCAGGGGTGAGCGCTTCGCCTTGTAACTCGTAGGGTTTTTCACCTTGTTCGGGTTCGCCTTGAGCCAGGCCTTGGCACGACCCTTTGTGACTATGTTTTTGGGAATGTTAATCTCCGTGTTTCCCGCGTTGGTTCGCCGAAACACGTAGTGACGATTGTTACGGTCAGCTATTTTGAAGTGACCATCATTAATCCAATTCATTTATATCTATTACACATATTTTCTTTGTCCCCGCGCACTGTCCCCTACTCCTCGTCCTCGTACTCCTCCTCGTCCTCCTCGTCACCCTCCTCAGCTGGGGCACTCTCCTCGGGGTCGTCCAGGAGCGCGCGCGACGACAGCTTAGCCTGCGAGGCCACCTTGACCTGGACCAGGCGGATAGACAGACCAAAGCCGGCGGGCGTGTTGTAAATCTGGCCCAGCTGGATGAGGGTCGTCACGGTCAGGCCGCGCTTCTCGACCAGCTCATCGGGGTCGATGTCGGTGCCCGTAGAGTCGTAGAACTGCGTCTCAAACTTGTTGCTGTCCTTGTTCCAGATGACGTTGGTCTTCAGGAGGGGGGCGTACTCCGCCTTCTCAGACTGCTGCACAAAGGGCTTGTAGTTGACCATCATGTCCTTCAGGGTCTTCTTGCCGCCGAAAAACTTGGCCTCGTTAGCCTGGATGTGCGCCAGGACAGCCTTGTCCAGCTGGGCAAAAAACGCAACCGCAGCCGGGTCCGTCAGGGACAGAGGCATCTTGTAGTTCTGGACGTTCTTCTTGGTGGTCTTGTCGGCATAGTAGGGCGAGATGCCTACGATAGCCTTCATAGGCGGAAGCTTCAGGAGCACCTTACCACCCTCAGCGCTGTTGAGGTAGACCGCCTTGCCGCCCATCTTGTTCTGCTGAACATCGGAAAACTTGATGGAGGAGGCGGAAAAGTCGGAAAGCTTGTTGATAGTAAGAGAGGCCATTGTGTGTCTGTTCTACTATACACTGTGGTCCAGCGTTTAACTGCCTTCAGGTGAGGCTCGAACTTTTTTCCCAGCCAAATGTAATGAGTGCCCTTAACCTGGCCTTTAAAAAAAGAGAAAAATTATCAAAAGATATACGGAATGCACCCGCTAATCAAAATACCAATGCGTTGTTTAAACAGTGGTCAGCGGCCAATGGAGAGTTACAAAAGGCTCTTCTGAATTATATACCCGACGCTGTACACAACGGAACTAACATAAAAAACAACACAGCTTTAAATGGAATTATAAATAGGTTGGCTCAAAACAACAAATATACAAAGTTTGTTGGGCCACTTATCACAAGGTTCAAAGGTTTGAAGACACGCTATCAAAACAGTTCAGCCACTACACCCAACTATTCGGGCTCTCTTAGCTCTATTCTCCAAGTCTTAACTAATAATGGTGTGAATGTGAGTGCGGCACGTGAAGTTGTTAATTCAAATGCAAATATGTCCACTAAATTTGAAGCAGTTAGTCAAGCACTCACAGCAGCACTGGCTGCGAAAAAGACCGCTAACGTAGCGAAGAATTCCTTGCTCGCTGCGGCGCGTGCTAATATAGAAGCAAAGCGGTTAGCCTCTGCGAACAAAAATAAGCAAATAGAAGCTAAAAATAAGGAAATACGAGGAAAAAATAGGTTCATTTTAAGATTACAGAATTCAATAAGGACAGCCAAGGCGGAGGCTTCTGTCGCGCGGGCGGAGGCGGCACGTGCCAGTGTAGCGGCGCAGCAGCATCGTAACAGCGCAGAGCTCGCAGAGGGTAGGGCACGAGGAGCAAATGCCGCGGTCAAAGAGGCACAGAACAGAGCTAAAGCTGCAAATGCAAAGGCGACGGCTGCGGTAGAAGCCAAGATAGCAGCAGAGGCTGCGGCACGGAATGCAAGTGCGGCGAACAAGACGAGACTGGAACGTGAGGCGGCAGCAGCACAAGCAGCAGCCACGGCGGCTTTAAAGGAGGCGCGAAATGCACATGCCGCAAACAAAGCGGCAGCGGCGGCAGCGTTAAATGAGGAAAAAAGAGCACGTGCCGCAAACAAAGCGGCGGCGAATGTGGCAGCAGCTGCTGCGCAGAAGTTACATGCGGCAGAAGCAACAAAAGCACGTGCCGTAGCACTGGCCGCAGTAGCACGTTCCATATCGGCACAGAGAAAGGCAAACAGAGTGACGGAAGCCGCTGCCAAAAATCTTGCAAACCGAAATGCCCAAGTAGCAGCTGCCAAAGCACAAGTAGAGGCCGAAGCTGCCAAGGTGACGGCGGCGGTAGAAGCCAAGACGGCGGCAGAAACTGCAGCACGGGCAGCACGGAATGCAAATGCTGAAAACAGGGCGGGCCTAATGCGAGCAGCTGCCACGGCGGCGCAGATTGCAAACAGGGCGCGGCAAGAAGCCAATGCCGCCAGGGAAGAACACGCTAGAGAAAAGGCGAAACTTGAAGCCCGGGCTACTGCAGCTAATGCTTCTGTGGCTGAAAAGGAGGCTGCTATAGCGGCTCTTAATGCTGAAAAAAAGGCTCTTCAGACTGAAAAAAATAGATTAGAGAACCTAAACAGGGCAAAGGTGTCACTACCAAAAGTAAATCAAGCAAGTCAAGTTGGAGCATCTTCAACCGCCATTAATAAGCTTCCTACTGGGCTTCCGCGAGCGCAGAGCCTAACAACCGAGGCCAACCGTCAGAACTGGAATAAATTTACAAGAAATGCAGGAAAATACATGCGTCAAACTGGACAGTGGAAGAGTGGTCAGTTTAATAAGAAAATTGCAAGAGGTATTAAAAATAACAGGAATAACCCTATTGCACAGGAAGTACTGAATGCCGAGTGGAACGTTCACAAGGCAAATAATCCTAATAAAATAAAGGCGGCACGTGCCAGATATACCGAGGCACAAAAGGCGTGGGAAACTAGCAAAAATAACATCACGAAACAGCAAGGATTTTATAATGCATATAAAACATTTAAATATATAAAAAATTATGCCAAAGATACCAGTCTAAATACAGTTATAAAGAGAGCAGCAGGTGCCGCGATCGGAAATTCACAATTCGAAACGAATAGCAAGAAGACCGTTACTAACGGGGTTATAAATAGTATTAAAAATACAAATATTAGAAATAGATTGAAAGAAATGATAAAGATTCGTGATTACAAAAAATTTCTAAGTAATAATACTATCAAAAAACGCGCCAATCTAAAACAGCAATATAATGATGCTGTAAAGTACCTAAGTAACAAAAATTTTAACTTTTCAACATTTGAGACAAAAATGAGAGTTCTTCAGAATGCTGCCCGTGCACCCGTACCAGCTCCCAGTCGTCCGGCTCCACCACCCCCGGCGGCAGCATATACAAAAACAAATAACAGAATTTATCATGTTACTGCACCCACTAATTTTGCAGGTATTGGTAGCGTTTGGACTAAAAATGGATATGGCTTTATAAAGGAACCACTTACCAACAAATATCGACCAATTATGAGCAGGGTGGCAACTAATGTGATATATCACCCTAATAAACAAAATAAAACTAAGGAGGTTAAGGTTAAAGCTTATCTAATTGGTAATGCCAACGCTAAACTTACAAATACATGGAACAACCTGAAACTTAATTCAACACCACTCCCGGCTCCAGCTCCAGCCAATATTAGGCTAGGACCAAATCGTCAAAGAGCAAACCCTAAACTAAAAACATATCTCTTGGAAAATCTAACTGGAGCAGGGAAGCGTGGACAGAGACGTGAAGTTTTGTGGTACAATTCTAAAAATTCGTCAAAAAGACCACTCGGTGTAACTAATCTATATAATAAAGGAAATCAATATGGATATTATGCTTGGGTAAAGGGTAAATTTAGACCACTCAAAGCTACTACAAAAAATACACTGAGAAATACATTGACAGCATCTATTAATATGAATAACAAAAAGGCATTCGGTCAAAAAGGTAGTAAAAGTATTCGGCCATTCTAAATAAAATAATTTTCTCGGCCTAAATTAAATGTTCCGTTTCCTGCTGGCCGTTGCCCTCTTCTTCATTATTGCCAACCCGGCCCTGTTCAAGCTGACCGGCAAGATGTTCGGCCGCATGATCGCCAGCCCAGAGGGTCTGCCCACACAGGCTGGTGTGCTCCTGCACGCCCTGGTCTTCGTGATCGCAGGCCGCCTCGTTGGCCGCTTCTCTCGCTACGCAGACGAGCCCGAGATGTACGAGGAGGAGGAGAAGTACGAGGAGGAGTACGCCGACGAGCCCGCCGAGATGTACGAGGATGAGTATGCCGAGGAGACCAGCGAGTACACCCTGACCCCAGGTGCCTATTAAAAAAAAGTAGACTATAAATAAAGATGGGTGGCCGCGCGTTCCTTACCTTTATCCTGTTCTTCCTGATTGCTAACCCACTCACCTACAAGGTGACCCGTAAGGTGTTTGGCGGAATCGCCAGCACAGACGGTATGCCTACCCAGGTGGGCGTGCTGCTGCATGCGTTTGTTTTCGTGATGCTTGCGGGTTTCCTGATGCGTCGTTACAGCCGCTATGTCCCAGGCACTCTCCACCCGGGCATGATTGGTGGCGGTTCTGCCTCAACCGGTGGATACATGGCATTGGCTCCCCACGGCCACAAGCAGAAGTAGAGCCGAGGGCATAGCCCTCGTGGAACGGAGAGAGGACCTTCGGTCCTCGACTCAGAACTCTTCATCGAATCGAACTGAATCACCCTCTTCAACCATACGTTTAGAATAATCACCGACGCGCTTTTCAAAAAAGTTGGTCTTCCCCTCCAGTGAGATGGTCTCCATCCAGGCAAAGGGGTTTTCGGCGCCCCATATGGGTGCCTCGCCGAGCTGCTTCATGAGCCGGTCACCAACATAGCGAATATATTGTTTCATTTGTTCGGCATCCATGCCTATAAGTCTGCATGGAAGCGCCTCCGTAATGAAGCTCTCCTCCGTCTCGACCGCCGTCTGGACAATTTTATGAATATCCTTGCTCGGGCACTTCTCTTGGAGGTGCTTGTATAGCGCCACTGCAAACTCGAGATGCGACCCCTCGTCTCTGCTGATGAGCTCGTTGCTGAAGCACAGCCCGGGAAGTATTCCACGCTTCTTCAGCCAAAAGATGGCGCAGAAACTTCCCGAAAAGAAGATGCCCTCGACGCACATGAATGCAATCAGGCGGCTCGCAAAGGGTGCATCGGACCCCATCCACGTCAGGGCCCAGTCAGCCTTGTCCTTGACAGCAGGGGACGTCTCGACTGCTCGGAAAAGCCTATCCTTCTCCGCCTTGTCCTGGACCAGCTTGTCAATCATGAGCGAGTACGTCTCGCCGTGGATAGCCTCGTTAAATCCCTGGTAGGCATAGAACGAGCGAGCCTCTGAAATCTGAACCTGGGACCCAAAATTTAGGTTGATGTTTTCCATGACGATACCGTCAGATGCGGCGAAGAATGCCAGAACCATCTTGATGAAGTGCTGCTCGTTATCATTTAGGGTTGCCCAATCATTGAGGTCCGCGCCGAGGTCAATCTCCTCAGCTGTCCAGAACGAGCCGACCGCCTTCTTATACAGTGCCCATAGGTCTGGGTACTGGATAGGAAATGTAGTGAAACGATTTATTGTCGGGACCAGGATAGGGTCCGCCATACTTTAAATTTAAGTTATACTTTTATCTGATGTTCATGGATGGCCACTTGTTGAAATTGTGGTACCGTGGCCCGTCGCTCGCCTGAAAAGCAGTCGATGGCCTGGGGTATGTAGGGGTCGTCGGCAGAAAAGGTGCACCATACCCAGATGATGTCGCCGGCGTGAGGTCGCTATTCATACGGGCCAGGCTCGCCTTGATGCGCTCAAGCTGTCCTGCGTCCATTACTCTTTTTGTTTATTTTTTTTAAGGTTCCAGTGGAGGTGGAGGTAGTTGCGGTCGTTCTGGGTCTAAAGCGGCTCTTAGCATTGACAAATTATTTTGAAGTTCATCGGTATTTGTATTTATAAGTCTTCCATATTGTGCTTTTATGGGGTCACCATTGGGCAATGCGTTAATCTCCGTCTTAAGTTTACCCCTATTTGCTAGTTCATTTTTTGCTCCTAAAGCGGCTCTTACAGCTGTGTAATCTACTGGTGCTGCCGGTGCTACTGGCGCTTCCGGGGCAGGTGCGCTTGGGAAGAATTTATCCTTTACAAGTGACCCAGTGAATATCAACACGCTCAAGCCAATCATGACGTACATGACGATTTCACCTGGGGCCACCTTGGGTGGTGGTGCTGGCTTGCCTGGCTTGGGTGCCGGCTTGAGCTTCTTCTGGCTCTTGAGCACTGCAAGTATAATGATTGACGCGAGCAGAAGGCCTGCCGAGCCGATTCTCGCGTAGCTAAGAGATTGGTCTGGCTTTCTGAACAGGGTGGCTGTCTTGGTGAGACCAGCGCTGGCATACCCCGCGGCGACACCGGCCGCAGCTGCCGCACGTCCCTTCAGAGTCAGTCCAGCCAGTGCGGTTTTTATAGCTGGTAGATTTTGGGCATTTTGAAGAGCTTGCGGTGCTGGGTTTAGTTCTCTAATTGCGACTTTAGCAGCCTCCAATCTCTGACCATTGACATTGTTTCCTACATAGGATGCTTCCAGTGCTTTAGTTACAGTTGGATACTTGTTAGCAAATGCCCCCTTGATAGCATCTTGCTTTTTGTAAGCCGCCCCGCTTAGGATAGCAACACCGCTGATGGCCAAGAGTACACCCATTGCAATGTCGCGCTTCTTCTGTACGGCCGGGTTGCGTTTCTTACCGTTCATACCCTTGTCGATAGCCAGACCCAGACCAGTCACACCCGACCCTGTAATCAACATGATACCACCCAGACTTGCCGTCTTTTCAACGTTTTCGGCTGTGAGGGCTGGTGCATCAAACTTCCAAAGTGGATTTCCACCTTCAGCTCTGTACTTGATACCCAGAGCCGCTGTGATGCCAGCAGTTATCAGGGCTACTGCAGCAAGGGCATATGTTGCCTTGCGACGCTCGTCTTGCTGCTTGGAATTGAGTTTTCTGAATTTAATTTGAGTATCAGCCCCAAGACCAACTGCTGAAATGGTTGTCATCAAGGCTGTCAGAAGAGACCCCCAGAATATTCCCTTTATAAATAGGTTCGGGGCTTCAGGGGTGAGTTTAGTTACTCCATAAAGCATGACAGCAATCGCGAGAGCACCAAGAGGCAACGCAATAGCGGCCGCCACCCCCGGTGACATCTTCGACTTGGTACCTGGTAGAGACACAGCAGGTGCGCTTGTCGGTGGGTTACGAGGGGGTACAGGACGGCCCGCCGGACCACCCGCCGCCTGCCAGGCTGCCTGCAAAGACGCCTGATTTGCTGCCTGCAAAGCAGTCCTGAGCTGGTCAATCGGAATTCCAGACTCTCTCGACAGCTGCTGGAGCTGGTAGTCAGTTATACCCACACCGCTCTGCGCATTTCCTGAAAAGATGCACTGGAGCAACTGGTCAGCCGTGAGATTCGCCGCAGAGCAGCTCTGCGAACCGGGTGCGAATGTGGTGGGTGTGGTGGGTGTGGTGGGTGTTGTGGGTGTTGTGGGTGTGGTGGGTGTGGTGGGTGTTGTGGGTGTTGT